AGGCTGGCAAATCAGCGATGACATTCACAGCAAAGGGGCAGGCATGACAGCAAACATTGGGCGACCACAAAAGCGAACGCCACCGATCCCGCCAGCAGGCTCGCGGCTGACCGTAATCCGCTATATGTTTACAGTCTCGCAATGGGACAACGCAGGCGGGTATCAGGTTTGGCGTTGTCGATGCTCGTGCGGAGAAATTGTTGACACCCATCGTTCACGCATTCAGAGTGGCGGAACGAAATCATGCGGCTGCCTGCGTCGTGAGATGGCTCGGGAGCGAATCAAAAAAGCTCAGGATGCTCATGTCGAGGCGGCAAAGCAAAGGAGACTGGCAAATGCTAAATGAAATTATCGCAACAGTTCTCTTGATGGTCTTGGCATGGTTTGCGGCTGGATCAGTTGAGCTGACGGAAGAACGGACAGAGCGGCGACGGGTGCAAAAGCAGATCCGTGAGAAGTACGGAAGGACGTATTGAACCACAGCGACTCGTCAGAAAGGTCGCACATGTAAGGACGTCGATGCTGTGGCAGGGCGTCCGAAATCACTAACCGGCGAGAGCAATGGCTCACCGGATTAAATCGGAACGGGCAGATCGTTTCTGTCCGGCCCGCTGTCAACGGCGGCGGGCGAATCTCCCTCAGAGCCTGACCGATTGGAGAAGACGCCAACGGTTGGCCCCCGCAAGCCATTATGGCTGGTCAGGCTCTGAATTTGTACTCCTGCGGACGGCTTGCCAGCGGTGGCGTGGTCAACAGTTCGTCGAAGCCGTTCGCAGGTTTTCATTAACTAATCAGACGGAACGAATCATGCTAGTGCTTAGCCGGAAAACTGAAGAAGACATCCTGATCGGTGATTCAATTGTTGTGAAGATAATCGAGATACGAGGCGACAAAGTTCGCCTTGGAATCGAAGCCCAAAAAGATGTTTCCGTTCATCGCAGGGAAGTTTCGGAGGCGATTGCGAGAGATGGCAAAAAGAAAATCTAAGCGGCTACACGCTCCAACAGGCCACAAGCCAATGACCAGAGATCCATCATTGGAAGAGATTTGGGGCACGGAAACAACAATGGGGCTGGCGGAATCAATCCGCATGGAACGGCCCGATCTTCTGCAGAACAAAGGATTGCATCGGCCTTCACAGATTCGTGAGTGTTCGACGCGAATGCTTCCGAGTGGCAGCGGCTTATTGAGGGGGCAGGGATGAGCCGCAAAGCAAAGACTGACAGAGTCCCGAGAACTCGCGCCGGTGGCGAGTGGACTGAAGCCGCGTTCTGGGGATTTATCCGCTCGGGACTTCGTCAACTATCACGTCGCTGGCCTCCGTTAGTTAGGCACGCACTGAATGTTGTGAAGCGTAAAAGCCAGAGCGACAACAAGCGGCTGAAGTGGGAATTCCAATGCGAGCGATGCGAAGGATGGTTCGCACGCAAGGACGTTGAAGTCGATCACATCGAGCCATGTGGCTCACTGAAATCATTTGCCGATTTGAGCGTGTTCGCCGATCGGCTGTTCTGCGAATCGGATGGGTTGAGAGTGTTGTGTTCTGAGTGTCATTTAGAGCGGAGAAAAGAGCAGTGAAGATCTTGAAAGGAAAACAGGGCGGACCACGTCGCGTTCTGTTTCATGGGACGAACTTTATCGGAAAGACAACTTTTGCCTCGCAGGCATTTGGTGGGGCACTGTTGGCGAATCTCGAAGACGATCGAGACGTTGACATGGATAAGACTCCCCCGATTCGAACGTGGGATGAGTGGCAGGAATTTTGGTTGCATTGCGACACGACGGCGGCAAAAGGTGAATTCCCTTATCGCTGGATTGCCATCGACACAATCGACGCTTTGCAGCGGATCATTGAAAAGCAGATCTGCAAAGAAAAAAACGTCGAATCGATGGCAGACGATAAATTCAGCTATGGCAAGGGCAACAAGTTTATTGAGGCCATGTGGGACAAGATCAAGTTTCAATTGGACTGGCTGCACACTGAACGCGGGCTGGGAATCATCCTGCTGGCACACAGCGAAGCCGTGAAGATCACTCCGCCGGATGCGCCGTCCTACGAGCGGTGGGAACCGTCCGTCTGTGAGTTCGCTCGTGATCTGCTTTGCGATTGGTGTCAGGAAGTTTTCTTTGGATCGTTCCGAACTTACGCAGTCAAAGAAGACACCGGATTTAACCGCACTCGAAACATCGCGGCGGGTGGCAGCGAGCGTTTTGTCAGGACGCAGCCAACGGCGGGAGTCCGTGCCAAGAACCGTTTGAACATGCCGGAAGAAATGGTTGAGTTTTCGTTCGAGAAGTATGCAGAGTTTTTTGTCCCGAGTGAAGTTTTGAAAGGTAATTGAGATGGCTGATTTAGGTGGATATGACGCATCGCAAGTGAAGGACAGCGAGTTTGAGGCTTTGCCTGCGGGCGAGTATCGGGCTGTCATGACTGAGAGCGAACGCAAGAAAACGAAGGACGGGGCGAGCGAGTTGTTGCAGGTCAAACTGCAGATCGTCGACGGGCCGTTTAAGAATCGAACCGTGATCGATCGGTTCAACCTTTGGAACAAGAATCCAGAGGCAACGACGATCGCTCAGCAGCAGTTTAAAAAGGTTTGCGAGGCTCTCAACATTCCGAAGCCTCCCGACTCTTCAGCCCTGCACATGAAACCGCTGATGATCAAGCTGGCCGTGAAGGAATACAACGGCACGAATCAGAACGAGGTGAAGGGATACAAAGCCTGCCTTCCTGCGTCGTCTTCTACTCCGGCGGAAAAGACAGCAACCGCTGGCAAGCCTGCTGGCTGGTAGTCTCAACAACATAGGCGCGGGGCAACCTCCGCGCCTTTTTCGTCGACGGAGGGAATGCAGATGGGCAGAACAACGATTGACCACAGCGGAATTTACGAACAGGAGGAACAAGTGCAAACACAAGAACTCACGATGACAGACAGGGCCGTTCAGGAGCTGTCGACATTTAATGCGATGATTGAACAGGTTTTGCCCTATGGTCTTTTGACCGTGGCAGAGGCCGGAATCGGACAGGTTGAAGAGGCTCACAAGTTTGTCAAGAAGCTGAACGCGAACATTGAGAAGAAGCGAAAAGAACTCAAGGCCGATGCTTTGGAATACGGGCGGACGGTCGACAGCATCGCGAAACAGTTGACCGAAAAAGTCGACGGAGTCGAAGCAAAATTGAAGGCCGAACGCGACGCCTTCGACGCTGTTGAGAAAGCCGAGAAGGCTGCAAAGGAAGCTGAGAAAGTCGCGAAGAAACAAAGCCGCATCAACGACATGGTAGCGGCCGGAATCGCGATCGATTGGGTTGCTGCTGAAATGCCCGACGAAGAATGGATGTGGTGGTTCTCTAAGGCAAAGAAAGCCGCTGCGGAGCAGGCCGCGATTATTGCTGAAGAGAAACGCATCGCTCAAGAGTTTGAGGCGAAGCAACGCAAGGAACGCGAAGAACTGGCCGCGAAGATGGCTGAAGAGTCGAAGCGACAGGCCGAAGAACTGCGCATCCGCGCCGCAGAAATGGAGAAGCAGCGACTGGCTGACGAAGCTGCGTTGGCCGAACAACGCAAGGCCATGGAGGCAGAGCGGGAAGCATTGCGACAGCAGCAGGAGCAACTTCGAAAAGCAGCCGAAGCGAAAGCCAAAGCCGAACGCGAAGCCGCCGAAGCCGCAAGGCTCGAAGCACTGAAGCCGGAGATTGAAAAGGCTCAGAGCTTTGCCGAGTGCATGATCACGGACGCTCAGGATTCTCTGATTCATCTGGGGAATCCTGAGTGGGGTAGCGATGCGATGCACGCAATTCGTAATTGCGGTGCAACCATCATCTCTTTGGTGCAGTGTCGATGATCGACGCTTACGACAAAAAGACTGGCGACGGCCAATGGCTTCGCCAGTCTTTTCAAATCTTACAGGAGGCAATTGAAAGTGTTCAGCGAACTAAAAGCCAGATGGCTGAAGAAGACCGGGGAGCCAATGCCGGAAGAGATCAGACGGTTACCGCTCAAAAAGATTTGCAAAGCCGTGATGCTGGTTGAGGCTGGCGTAACGGTTGTGGTTCCGAAGGAACTGACACCAGTTGTCAGCGATGGCGGCGATTCAATAACAGAGTGGGATTCGCACAAGGAGTTTTAAATGCTGTCCCCTCGATGGTATCAGTCACAAGCCAACGAAGCCGTCTGGAAGTATCTCAATGAGAAGTCCGGCAACTGCGTTGCTGTTCTTCCTACCGGAGCCGGAAAGAGCCTCCTGATTGCACTGCTGATTCAGCAGGCTCTTGAGTTCGGCGGGCGCGTGGTTGTTCTGGCTCACCGCAAGGAACTGCTTCAGCAAAACGCCGACGAGATCAGGGGATTGATTCCCGGCGTTGATGTCGGGATCTATTCAGCGGGCCTGAAGTCAAAAGAGATCCACAACGCAGTTGTTGTCGCTGGCATTCAGTCCGTGTTCCGCAAGGCTGAAGATCTTGGCAGGCGGCACCTTGTGATTGTTGATGAAGCTCACCTCATTAGCGATCTCGAAGAATCGATGTACGGTCAGTTCCTCACGGCCATGAAGGCCAATGAAGGGCTTCGCATTGTGGGCCTGACCGCGACGCCGTTCAGAACCGGGGCCGGTCCAATCTGCGGACCTGATCGACAGTTCCAGCGGATTGTCTTCGAGGCAAAAACGGCTCAGCTAATTGCAGAGGGTTTTCTCTGTCCGATCACAAACAAGCCATCGGACCTGAAGATCGACACTGACAAGGTCGGTCTTCGCGGTGGTGAGTTCGTCGAATCGGAAATGCAGGCTGCGTTCGATGTCGACGAAAAAGTTCAGGCCGCTTGTGCGGAGATCATTGAAAAGACACAGGGCAGGCACAGCGTGCTGGTCTTTGCGTCTGGTGTTCATCACGCCGAACAGATCGCGGAGTTGCTGCCGGGGTCTGCTGTCGTCACTGGCGAAACGCTGCCAATAGAGCGAGCGGAAACGCTGCGGAGATTTGTCGCGGGTGAATTGAGGTTTCTCGTCAACGTCGATGTTCTCACCACCGGTTTCAATGCCAAGTGCGTCGACGCGATTGCCATCCTTCGCGCAACGATGTCGCCTGGCCTTTTCTGTCAGATGGTAGGTCGCGGGTTGCGTTTGCACGCCAGCAAAGCCAACTGCCTACTCTTAGACTTTGGCGGGAACATCGCTCGGCATGGTTCAATCGATGACGAGAACTTCGGGCGGTCGGAGGGAAAGGGGCGAGCGGGGGTTGCTGCCGAAAACGGACGCGGGAAGAAATGTCCGTCTTGCGAGCTGGATGTGTCGCCATCAACAGTCGTCTGCCCTGAGTGTAATTTCATCTTCCCTCGTGAGCGGGAACTGAAGCACGACACGACAGCGGACGAAAGCAGCCAGTTGACAGGCTCAATGCCTCCCGAGGAATGGGACGTTAAAGACGTTGTCGTCCGGGTCCACACAAAGAAGGATGACGGCGAAGCTCCGCAGACAGTCCGTGTTGATTACGTTTGCACCAAAGAAGGCGAATCCGGAAACCTCGCAACGATCACAATTGCTGAGTGGACCTGCCCTGGGCATCAAGGCTTTGCACGCTCGAAGTTTCTGGCGTGGTGGGACGCTCGAAGTCTTTGCGATCCACCGGACAACGCAACGGACGCTGTGGCCCTGATCAACATGGGCGTCTGCCGGAGGCCGGTAAGAATCATGACGAAAAAAGATGGGCGCTGGCATCGCATCACTGAGTGCTTTTTTGAGTCGGAGAAGCCGACTGAGTTGGCCGCGACGCCAGAGAGTGGGAAAGTGTTTTCAGGGATTGAGGACGATTGTCCGTTTTGAGGCCAGGAGATAACTGTGGAGCTACAAATAGGGTCTCTTTACTTCAAGACAAAAAGCGAAGCAATGAAGTTTTTTGGAACCATTTTAAGCAGTTCGAGAATTGGCGCGTCATGCCCTGCGGACTTTATGCCTGACATGATGGACTTGATTCGCAGACATCCGAACGCTGAACAAAAGATTGGATCTGGAATTGAAAGATTTGAGGTCCGTGAAAACCCTGTATTCAAAAGCCAGAAAACTTTTTACTTGGTGCGAAACGACGGGTCGGAGACAGACTTTAGTTTTCGCATGTGTGTTTCCGGAAAGAGCCCGACAACTTGGGCGAACTTTTGCGTCGCGGCAAGAAATTCAATTAGCAGTCAGATCATCGTTTTTAAGACTGCGGCTTTTCTTGGAGTAGATGCTGCAAGATGTCAGATCACCGGAGAAGAGATTGAATGGGATTCTTGCCACGTCGATCACGTCGCCCCGTTCAGTGATTTACTTCAAATGTTCATTGAGCAGAGAAACATAGACACCTCTATTGAGCACACCAAAGGCGGAGAAGATGGATCTGTAACACGGATTTTCATCGACGCAACGTTAGATACTCAGTGGAAAGAATTTCATAAGCAGAACGCTGTGCTGCGGCTAACAACAGTTAAAGCAAACTTATCAAGGCCGCGCTAATGACTGACGCTTTGCGACTTGCTGAACTCGGTTGGCATCTTTGTCCAATGGAAACTGGGACCAAAAACCCCGGCTCCATTCTGGGCAAAGACTGGCCAGCGAAATGCACGAACAATCCTGATGTGATTACACAGTGGCCCGTGGGCTGCAATGTTGGCGTGTTGCTCGGGAGTCGCTCTGGACTTATCGACCTTGAGTTTGATAGTGAGACTGGCGAACAACTGATTGAATCGTGGCTGGAAGATTGTGGCAATCCGCCAACGCCGAGCTATCGCAGCGCAAAGTCTGTCCACCGGCTGTTCCGATGGGAAGAAAAGTTTTCTTTCGAAAAGAAAGCTTTCGGCCGTTTGGGCGTCGAGTTTCGTTTTGGCAACGACGCCGCTCAGTCAGTCATCCCGCCGTCCATCCACGAGTCGGGAGCTGTCTACCAATGGCTCGAAGGGCTGAACCCGTGGGATGTTGAGGTTGCTCCACTGCCGGACTTGATCTATCGGCAGTATCTCGCCCTCCGTGCCAGCGAAGAAAAAGCGACAGCAAAAGCTTGCCCCGTCGATCCGCGATACACGGCTGGCGATTCACTGCTGACCAAGGCGCGAAACTTCGTCGAAGAAACCAACACATGGGAAGCGATCTTGGCTGGTGACGGCTGGAAGTTGGCCCGCAATCGCGGAGAGGCTCAGGATTGGTGGAGGCCGGGAAAGTCGAGAGGAAGCATTTCAGGAACGGTAAACTTTGGCGGCAGTAAGACACTGCGGATCTTCTCCACATCGACGGCATTGAAGGGCGAATCTTCTTACGACAAATTTGCTTACCTTTGCGCGACTCAATTCAATGATGATCCCGTGAAGGCTGCCTTTGGCCTCTGTCCTGAAGAGGTGCTTGGCCGCAAAGCAATATCCCCCGTGGACATCTCTGCGTTTTACCGCGAAGACAGTGAGCCCCCGGACGCAGCGGAATTTCTTGAAGCGATGATTCCCCAAGACGGATTGATCCGATGGGTTTACGAATTTTACCGCAACGTCTCCCAGTTCCCTTCCCCGGTGATGGGGATGGCGACTGCGTTAAGCTTTTGTGAAACGATATTTGGCCGGAGGATACGCAGTCAGACTGATTTAAGAACCAACGACTATAACGTGGTGATGGCTCCCACGGGCAGCGGCAAGGAAGCATGTGAAACGACTATCATCAAACTGTTTGCGGCATCCGGATACGACATGAGCCATCCACCAGATGTCCAAAGCGGCAACGGATTGCTGGCGATGATTGCGGATAAGCCTTGCGGGGTTTGGGTCTGTGATGAATTCGGAAAGACACTGGAGGCATTGCTTGACAGGCGAGCAAATCAGCATCTGAAGCAGATCGGAACGCACCTCCTGAAATTGTACGGCAAAGCGGCGACGGTTTACGGAGGAGCTGCTCACGCAGCCGGATCAAAAAACAGAATCGACCAACCGCACTTGTGCTTGCTAGGACTGACGACACCAAAAGTGTTTTCGTCCATCACGGCAGACCAAGTCGACGACGGTTTGTTTGGCCGGTTGGCGTTCTTCGTCTGTCAGGATCGGCCAAAGATGGTAATCAGCACAGCGACATCGCCGCCAGATTATTTGGTGACGCAAATTAAACGATGGGTTGAGTGGGCTCCGCGCGGAGAAGGAAATCTGGAAGGGCCATCCCCTGCCATCTTAAAAATGACGGCCCCGGCGTTCTCACGATGGACTGAGCACAGCGAGAAGATCCGCGAGCGGATGGACTGCGAAGGCGAGTTGCGGGCCGGAGTCTGGTGCCGAGTCGCGGCCAGAACAATGAAGCTTGCAATGGTTCATCGGGCGGCCCGATTGAGAGATGACCCCTCAATCACAGACTGGCTTTTTCTGCATATTGAGGCAGAGGATGTTGAGTGGGCAATCGGATTGAGTAATTTTCTGGCGCGTACTTCGTGCAATCTGCTGTTGGATGATGTCATCGACGAACAGCAGCATCAAGCACAAAAGAAAATCCTCAGCGCAGTGGCGGCCCTTGGGGAGATCTCGCAACGCGAAATAAACCGACGCCATCAGAAGATTACATCCGCGCAATTCATGGCCGCTGCCAAGTCTTTGGAGGCCAGCGGACTGATCGAAATTGAAACGCAGAAACCAAACAACGGAGGCCGGGAAAAAATAGTGTACAAAAAGAGGAAAACAGATGATGACAATCGACTGACAATCGCATGACGATCGACGATTGGCACTGGAATGAAAAGGCTGGAAGTGTTCTAGTGTTCAGTGTTTGGCGGTTTCCCTCGACCGATTGTCATGACAAATGGTCGATTGTCATTCGATTGTCATGACAATCGACTTGAGAAGATAGGGGAGATAGGAAACCGCAAAAGTGCTGAAAACATTGATAATACTAATTCCTCTCTCTCTCTCTCTCTCTCTCTTTACCCTGTTTTTTCGATTGTCAGTCGATTGTGGGGGGTCTGGTTTCTCTCTGGTTGGTTCCCTTCCTCTATCAATTGTCATGACAATCGGCTTTGGACTACTGAACATGGAGGCGTTTCAGAAGGGTCGGCAGCAAGTGTACAGAGGATCGCAATTGAAAAGATAACTGTTGACTTCCCGCAATAAACCTAATAGCTTTCGTCTATGAAAAAGAAAGCCTCGAAAGGTCGCCCGAAACATCCCGCAGGAATGCGAGCCAAGGTCATGTCGCTGTGGATCAGTCCGCAGCGTGAAAGGAAGATTAAGGCCCGTGCGAAGTGGCAAGGCTTGTCGGTGTCGGAGGCGATTGGCAGGCTGATTGATGAGGCTGAAGGCTAGCGGAGTGGAACATCCGCTGTTGGTGGGAAAGTGAAAAAACACAGGAGTTGTGAGTCATGGCACGACTGAAGAAAACTGAGGAAAGGCCGCCAGGAATTCGCTGGCTGATTCGTCGGGATATGGATGAGGTTTTGGAGATTGAGCGACGGAGCTTCCAGTTCCCCTGGACAGAAGAGGAATTCCTTGTGTGCCTTCGTCAGCGGAATTGCATCGGGACCGTCTACGAGTCTCCGCAATGCTACATTCACGGATTCATGATCTATGAGCTTCACAAGTGGTCCCTGAGGCTCCTCTTTC